AGTACCCTGTGAACCAGTATCACCTATAGTACCTTGAGTACCCTGTGAACCAGTCTGCCCTAGAGTTCCCTGTAAACCTTGAGTACCCTGAGCACCGCTACCAGTTAAACCTTGAATACCTTGGGCACCCTGAGCACCTTGAGTACCAGTAATACCTTGGATACCTTGGGCACCAACCGCACCCGGGGCACCGCTAATAGAGGTTAAATTAAAAGAAATATCATTTACATCTAAAATTACATTACTACCCGATGGTGATACGTTTGTCGCACCAAAAAAAAGGGTAAGATCACTGTTTGGACTTGTCACGTGTACTAAGTCTGTTAAAGCCCAAGCTCCTGACGAATTTGCATTTTGAAAACTTCTTTTCACTAAATTGGGTAAAGGACTTCCATTTAAAAATAAACGAGTATCCACAACACATCCATTATTTACTTTACCAGACAACGAAACAACTGCTTGATATACACCTACGTTTGATACTAAAAATCCTTTTGTGTTGTTAGTTGGTGGATTGTAATATGGTGTTATTATATTATTATCAAAAGAACCTAAATTAATATTGGAATATGGCCATAAAGTACTTGATACACCGTTGGTTATATGTATTGTATTAGTATTCTGATAAAGCTCGCCGTAGGCACCTGGACCCACACCACCACCACTTTGAATATTGGATAAAAGACCACCATCTCCAACGAAATATGTGGCTGATAAAACAGATGTTCCATCTGGATTACAAACTATATTTGCTGTGTGACACGCCGCCAAATCATCTGCTCCATCGTTATACTGTATGTCCCCTGGTAACCCCTTGACGGTTATGGGGTCTTTGTAAGAGGCATAATCACCCATTATATTAATCTAACAGCAGATAATTTATTTGTTTGTTTTCTGTTATTTTTTGTGTAACGGTTCGCTCTTCTTCTGTGATACATTTGGCTTCCCTTTTTCCAAACACAATAGATTTTACACCTGCTTGTATAAGTCTTCTTAGACAAGGTACACACGGTCTGCCTGTTATATATGCCGTGGATCCCTCAAGATCACATTTGGCGAAAGTTACTGCATTATCCTCTGCGTGAATCATCCAGAGATACTTGTTTGGGCGTTCCCACTCAATCAAGTCATGTGACAAGCCTTGAATGGGGCCGTTATAACCAGTAGAAAGAACTCTGTTATTTTTGTCAACCAACACACACCCGTGTTTTGTATTGGGGTCTGGAGATCTTTTTGATACAACTTCTGCAATCTCGAGGAAGTATTTATGCCACTCCATGATGTATTTTTAGCACACCCAGTCTCTATATCAGGTGGATAATCGTACCAAGGAACTCTTCGATCCTTGGGAGGAATCCAGTTTAGAGGCCACTTTTTGTTCATTTATTTATAATAACGATTGTTCTTTTTATCTATACTACCCACTTGTCCGCTGCCCACATGAAAACTTTCTTTTTAACATAATCAATAGTCACAGGGTTTGTTAGCACTCCATTTTCATAAAGCACATCCGATGATACATTCACAGTCACACCCGTACCACTCAATTTATACACAGATACAGAATCATTAGTTTTGGCCATGTATAATTCGCCACCAATGTCTTTTAACATAGTAGCACCATACGCCGTACCAACAGAGAATATAGAATCATCTGTAAACGCGTTCCACGTGGATCCATTCCATATGGCTATATCAGTTACACTCACCCCACCCACCACTTCGTCAAAATTACCTCCAACATATACCCGACCACCATCAAAGAATTCGATCGTGTAAACCACCGGAGTACCACTTGTTAATGATAATCCGCTACCCATCGGTTCTAAACTAGAACCATCCCAAAACTTTACACCTTCACTGAAATTGCCACCAATATAAAACGAACTGGTAGTACCAATTTTTAAAACATAAACAACATCAGATGGTTGTAGACCCACGTTTAATGGAATAACATTTGGGTCACCATCCCATCTATATACGTCTGTTCCGGAACTTGAATAACCACCTACAATTGCGCGATTTGTACTATTACCATCAATCGCCAAACCAACAAAAGTGGATGGTAGACCGTCAGAAATATCAATAAAATTACCAGTATTTATATCATAATAACAGAAACCACTACCATTCATAGATACTGCATTTATCTGATTGAAACTACCACCTACAAAAAGATAATTAGATATAGAAGGTCCCGAAAAGGTTGTATTAATAAACAACTTTTCTACATAATGATTGAGTCCTGGTATCACCGTTGTAGTTTGAGCAATTGTATCGTATACAAACAAAGACTTATCAGCAACTGTACCCTGACCACCTATGTATAAATTAGTACCACTTACCTCGAGAGATTTTACTTCATTGAAGCTGATGTTTAAACCCAGTGGATCAAAATATGTATTAGTAACTGTGTCATATCCAATAAGATTCTGTAATCCTGTAAGTATATCGGTTCCACCTGCACCTGTACCGGTACGAAGTTTGGTAAATTTTCCGGCTATGTACAGATTGACTCCATTTTTTTTAGTGTCATATATTCTAACAGAGGCAACAAAATCATTATCATCTGTTAGAACCTGACCATTTACCAAAGCCGACACACCACCAGGTCCTGGTAGTGGTGTGTTCAATTTTGAAACAATTACCTTTTCAATATATTTACCCGATGGACCATCTGGTAAATCGTTGTTTTCTGTGGATAAAACGGCCGTTTTTGAAGTAGCTGTTAGAGTTGTTTCGTCACCTGGGTATACGTTTGATGCAAACAAACCAGAACCACTATAGGTATTAGCAGTGAGATTACCGTCAATCACAATTCTGTTAATTATTCGTAAATCTTTTGACATATTTATAGTATAATAATTTTTTAATTTAATGGACTTGAATCCATTCATTACGTGGTTGTAACCAACACAGTTTTATAACGCTGAATGCTGGTACAGGTATAATTGTTCCTGCGTTGATGTCAACATTAACAGAATTAATACTTGTATTTACTATCAACTGTCTGTATGTTGGTGTGGTGTTATTCATAGAATTAATTACAGTATTAGTGTTTATTGTCATTACAGTATTTCCATAATAAGTAGGATAATTTACAGATTCTTTTACTATATTTTCATTTTCAAGTAAACCTACATCTCCATATAGGCGACTTTCTGCCGTTGACTCCACGAAATCACAATTTCCTCTGAAGTTTATAATTTTTACCATTTTATAATATAATAACTTTTTTATTTTAAAACCCATTCTGTACCCGTCCATGTCAATTCAATTGCACGGTCGTCTAAAAGACTAATATTCTGAACCGGACTTCCATTACTTGAACTCAACACACCGTTATATACCGCATCTGTAAAGGATATTTGAGTCTGAACAGTATTTGAAAAATTAATATATATAGGGCCACCTGTTTTGTTCACGATTATCTTATTAAATGATTTTCCAATAGGTGGATCTTGAATATTTACAGGAGTAGCGGCGGCGTTATCAAAAATAGCGGTATAATCTCTTTGATAATATATATAATTAAGAGAATGATATTGTTGTGTCGCTAGACTTCTCAAACTATTTCCAACGTCACCTCCCAAAAATTTACCACCACCACGTAAGAAAATGTAATCACTGGCACTAACCTTTCCACGAAAAACAAAGTTCTTATTCATTTACTGTAAACCAAGATTTTTTAGTGCCACCGTCATATTCAAAAGCGTACCCATTCTCAATGAGCCAATTGTTTACCGACTGGTCATCTAAGAACATTTCTATGAGCAGTCTACCGTATTTATCAAACTCACCACATTTCACATTAACAATTTTATGAAGTATTTTTTCTCTTAGATGGTCTCTCACTTTGTATCCAAATTCTTTTTCCTGTTTATTTTTTGTCCTGAGTTCTGGTGTGTCTACCCCAGATAATCTGCAATTCCATATGAACATTTTACCCCCAAACGGGAAAGCAACCTTTACTGTGTCGCCGTCGTACACTGACATTACTTTAGCTTGAAAAGATTCACCTTCAAATGTAAACTCAACCGCACTGTCCCAATCCATTATATATTAGAAATATAATATAGAACCTTTAAGTTTTGTGTGTTCTTCGTATTTCTTTTGAAACTTTTTCACGTGTCTGTGTACTTTGTTTATGTCCCTCTCGTGGTCTGTAAAAACATCTACTATTAGTTTGTGATTACCATTTGGAAGTGCGTAGACACCCATGAGTTTCTTGAATTTGTATGGTTTGTCGTACTCTAACATAGGGTAACCAGGTACAATAACGTCCCACGGATCACCATCAGCCCTGTTGATAAATTGAGGAAGTTCACCATAATTGTTAATGAATTTGTTCTTTCTGTGTTCCATGACTACATATACAGGTCTTCTAGTTGTGAGAAGGGTTCTATAGATTACTGGAAATGGGACTGTTCTCATATTTATTATATAGTAAATAATCTTTTAACCCCGTAGGCCCACAAGACAAAATTCCAATTCAGGATGTGTTTTTTGAGCCACTCACACACTCGCATCCTTTTTGTTCTAGAAGGTGAATCCTATAAGCCAATTTGCGTTCATTTGGGGTGAATGAAGGGTCATCCCATTCACCGTGTACCATGTATTCTTTCATTCCGTCGAATGTAAAACTGAGACCCAATGCAGAAAACACCAACCCACCATCACGTGTATATTCCAATGGAGATTCAAATAAAAGTTTTTTAAACTCTAAAAAGGTATATCCATACCCGGGGACGTACTCTGTTTCTTTCCTAGACCCCAAGTGTTTCTTGAGAAAGTCTTGGTACCACAGTTCCTTGTTAAAATATGGTTTTGGAAGCATTTTACATAGAGGGCTCACTGTCTCTAAATCCACATCGCATACGAGGATAATGGTCCCACTCCTCACCTGGGCAGAAAGGGCACACATAGATCATACCACCCAATTGAACAGCCATAGGGTCGTTACTTGTTTCAATTAGTTCACCGTGACTCGTGTCATTGGGGCATGCTAGATGTAATCTCGCAGTCTCCTCCTTGACCCTCCGCCCTTCGGTCAATATGCACCCACCACAATACCATTGACCACCACGCATAACCTTGTTCATCCTGTGAAGTGCACAAAACGACATTTTTTACATAGGGAACATTGCCTTTATGTAAAAAATGGGGTTTGATGTGAGTGGGGTTTGAACCCACGCGTGTTTACACACAGCGGAGCTTAAGTCCGCCCCCTTGGACCACTCGGGCATCACATCATTAACGGGGACAGGTCTCGATCCTGTGACCCTTGGGTTATGAGCCCAATACGCTAGCCTACTGCGCCACCCCGTTCGCTCCCAGGAGGATTCGAACCTCCGACTTACCGGTACCAGAATTAAATGCAACACATTTACATTAACAGCCGGACACTCTAACCACTGAGTTATAGGAGCTGATGGTCTCTAGCGGGCTCGAACCGCTGACCTTGGCGTGCCTCTAACTGATTGACCAGTCTTCACATACGTGTGTATAAGCACCACGCTCTAACCAACTGAGCTAAGAGACCTTGGTAACCAAGACGGGGATCGAACCCGCGACCGCAGAGTTAGAAGCTCCACGCTCTATCCACTGAGCTACTTGGTCCTATATAATATATTATAGGACCATTTCTTTAAGCCCCGTAAAATATCTTACGAAAACCTTTAAAAAAAGTTAAATATGATAGAACAACAAAAAATAGCGCACTATAATCTCCTGTTACTCTCATCGCGTTAAAAATAGATATATACAAAATTGAGTTTATAATGCATTCAAATGGGATTACCGGAATATTAAAGTCTTTTAGAACATAACCTACAAACGTCTCTTTTTCATATGGTTGGCCTATGTTCATTATACACTTACCAAAAAATAACCACCCAAATAGTGTAAACTTTACTGCTGTTAGATACACATTCTTGTCTGTGAAGCTTACTAAACCACCAAACCCGAAATATATAAGATAAATCAAATGTATGTAATGAATAGTTTTTAGTAACATTACTTTACTTTATATATTTATATAATATTATTATTCCCGCTACTAACATGATTTTTTCTTCAAGGTAACTAAATTGTTTTGTATTTTTTAAAATTAAATGTCTAATTTCTGGATCCGAGCACTCATTATGTCTCCGTATACACATACCTCTTCTGAGTTTTGCAAAGTTGATGAATAGATAATTAACGAACAAAAACAAAAATATCCATCGATATTTTGACACGACATTTCTCAGTTTATATAATACAACAGCAGCTATTAGTGTATCATCCACAGTATCTGAAATTTTATCATACATTGCACCAAACTCACTTGTTAGTTTGTACTTTCTGGCGATAAAACCATCTGACGAGTCAAGAACTTGTCTGAATAAAATTAATCCACCTGCCAGATAAACCCTATTGTTCATTAGACACCACGCAATTACAAAAGACATTAATAATGTTATTGTTGTTATCATGTTTGGTGTCAGACATAGTTTCTCGTGTAAAAAAGTACCCAATACCGGATTTACGTGACTGTACAAAAACTCTTCCAGTGGAAGCGCTTCTCCTTTTACATATTTACTCATTTATTATGTGTAAACATATTAATATATCCCGTAGTACTTATTTCTGGGGTTCTTTCAAGGTACACGACTTCTTCAGCGTATCCGTCGAACTTACCCTTCCAATCATCCCCCATGACTAAAACGTCAGCTTTGTATTTTTTTACATATGTATCCTTTAATTCTAGAGATTCCTCCGGGAATACAAAGTCGACACACTTAAGTCCTGCAATTATGTTTCTACGTTCTTCGAATGTAAATATAGGTTTTCTATTTTTCTTTTTTGTCGTAAACTCGTCTGTACTTACACCAACAACGAGTATGTCTCCAAGCTGTTTGGCTCTCTCTAATATTCTAAGATGACCATGATGAAAAAGATCAAAGGTTCCAAAGGTTATAACTATTTTCATTAATATAAAAATATATTTTAATAATAATGAAACTACTACACAGAATCATAATTATATATCTGATTGTGTCATGGTGGGAATGGTTCATACATTGTTGTATTATGCACGGTGACGAAGAAAAGTTTAAGAAAATACCAATTGTTGGTTCATATTTAGCAAAAACTGCAAAAGATCATATAGAACATCACAAAGATGTAAATATGAATATGACTATAAACGGCAATACGTCTTCAAATAGTAGTTTATTTTTTTCGTGGGAAATTTGTGTGATTTTAATAATATTCTCAATGGGTTCATTAAAAATATTTAGATTTACAAACAAAGAGAGTCTTATATACTCTGTGATTATAAGTATTTTTGTTTGTTTTTTATGGAACAACTGGCATAATGATATGCATGACAGTAAAATGCAAATAGATATGTATGAAGGTTTTCCAAATGTACCAGGACTTATCTCAAAAGGACCTATATATAAATGGTTGTGGAAGTATCATGCGAACCACCATCTTCAAAAAGGGTACAAGTATAATTATAATATTATATTTCCATGTTTTGATTATGTACTTGGTACATACAAGGGTGATACATGCATAGATAATAGTGATTACTGTAATACCACGTCAGACTATAGGTGCCAAATTAATAAAAAATTCTGTTATACAGATAAAGACATATTACCAAGACAAGAATAGGAAACAATACACTAAAAATCTTACAAAATAAATATAACCTATCAAACCCATCTTTGTGTTTTGTGTCAAGTTCCATCTGTTTTATTCCATATAACACAGACTTATATACAGCATTGTTCACGAAACTCTGGTTATCAAAATCTGTCCATCCATTCTGTTGATTTTCTGTGGGGGATAACAATTGATACGCCAAGGGATTTTTATAACAAAAAGTATCCCAACAATAGTTTGGAAAAGCATCCGCGTGTTTTATTATCTTGTGATCTGTTTTTATAAATCGCATCATGTATTTATCATTATAAATGTTTGCATGTGCCAACAGAGAAAACAATGTCCTATATGAATTATTAAATGAAACAGACCAAGGAAATGTAACAAAAGCTGCACCTAAACTATAAACCTGGGGATCATTTTCGGTTAAAAATGTGGATATATCGTTTATAGTGTTATTATCACGTATATCTTCACTAAAAACACAATCGTCTTCCAAGACAAGTATTCTTTTATATCCAGATGAAAGTGCATGTTTGAATATATTTTGTAAAGAATGCACCAAATCATGATTTGGTAATTGTTTTTTCAGATTTTTTTTACATTTTTTATAACCCTTGTTGTATTGAACAACATATTTAGATGTCAATTTATATGAAGATATATTATATAATATAGAGTCATGTCTATCTGAATCTTCCATAGTTAACACATATGTGCAATCAATCACACCGTCAAACAGACCACTATCAAACTCACCAGAATCCAGGTAATAACAATCTGTCATATTATAATATGAATGATATAATAATATGAAAGTGAAAGACCTACTATTAAAGTACCCACAGTTTTATATTAATGAAATCACGGGTGTGGTGCTCAAGCTGATGTGGATGTTTCCCAGATACTCGCCACTGTTTTTTACATTGTTTATAATTTATTACATGATTATGGATCATTCAAGTGTGGTTTAATAGTTGTGCAGACCTTCTGGCAAGAGAGTCGACGGATTCGTTCCATTTGTCTCCGTTGTGAGCCTTCACCCACTCGAAACTTACAAACTCTGTGACAAGCTTATCCAACTGTTCCCACAGCGACCTATTCTTAACTTCGCCGCCTGTAGAGGTTTTCCACCCATTCCTCTTCCAACCCTTGATCCACTTGGTGATACCATCCATGACATATTTACTATCTGTATAAACCTTTACTGGACCACCCCCATACCTTTCAAGACCCCTAATAACAGCCGTGAGTTCCATGATGTTATTGGTGGTGTGTGAGTCACATCCTGCAACCTTAAAAAATACAGTTTCATCAGACACACAAATAGCCGCCCACCCTCCAACTCCTGGGTTGCCCAAACAACTTCCGTCTGTGTAAATATTCATATTTATTATACTTTGTGTACAATCTTTATTGTCGTGTAGCTAACACCTAGTATAGATAATACATACATGACATCACTCGAAGACCATTGATAACCCACATCCCAATCACCTAGTAAATATTTTACTAACAAAAATGTTATAACAGGTACTATATATTCGGTTGGAAAATTTGATTTGTTTTCAAATTGGAGTAAACCATATGTAATTAAAATGGTTTGTAAAAGCATTATGTATTACTATATCATCCGAAAGTATTTTCGCTTGTAAAATCCAAACGAAGCATGTTATCATCTTCTTTGTATGTGTTATATAGTTCACCAAACATCGATGCCACTGGTACAAGTACGTTCTTTTTTGAAATAAACACAAAAATAGCTTGTGTTGAACTAACTTTTATATGTTTTCTGATGACACACATAAAGTTTCCCATTGTCATGTCAACTGGTATGAGATATTTGTGTTTTTCCAAGTCATTAAGTTCGTTTTTACACGTGGGTGACTTTCTAACATATACAGGTACCCTATCTGGGTACTTTTTCATAATCTCGTCGATATCCATATTTAAGAATACATCGAGTTATTTTTTTAACAGAAGAACCCAAAAAATATACTATTTTAAAAGTACTCCCGATAGTAAGAACCGGAAAAACATAAACACACGCACCATACGTAACCATAGCAGTGGTACCCAAACCCATTTTAAAAAGAGGGAATCTTTTTAAAATTTGTTTTTGTATTTTTTTGTTTTTGTTATAATTTATTATTTAGTTCGAGAACGCAAGGCCACCCATACCAGACTGGATACGAAGGACGTTGTAGTTCACCGCGAACATATTAAGAGTCGCATTGTCGGTGTTGCTGCCAGCGTTCTGCTTCATCTTAATCTCAACCTGGGCGTTATCAATGCGCGAGAAGTTGCACGTACCCGTGGGCTGGTGCTCCTCCGGCTTGAGCGCGAACGAATAAGAGTAGACACCGGGGTAGGGCGTGCCGGAGTGGTGGCAGTGGGGCTGGATCTGGTTAAAGTACTTGCCAGGCTGCTCCTTGAAACGGTCCTGACCGTTGAGGATGAGCTTGAAGGTGGAAAGGGGGCCAACTGAGCGGACACCACCAGCAACGAGACCTTCCTCAACCCACTGGTTTGTAGACTCTGAGGCATCATACATAGGGCAGCCGCTACCCCACGAGGTGGGCACACAACCGGCGTCAGTCGCGTTGGCGGGGCTCGACTCAAGCACAACGGAACTAGCAGTTCCAACGTTGGAAGTGAAGTTCCATAGAGAGGCGTTAGATGTGGAGCCGCTGAAGCACCACACAAGCTCCTTAACTGGGTGGTTGTAAGAAAGACGAACCTGTTTGGTCGCCTCGCCAGAGATGCTCACGTCAACAGCATCGGTTCCCGTGTGCTGCACCTGCTCAATGAGGTACTCGTTACCCTTCTGGGCAAAACGGCGGCGCTCCTCGGTGTCGAGGTACACGTAGTTCGCCCACACCTTAACAGATGTACCGAACCAAGATAGGAAATCTGAAGAAAGATCAAAATCAAGGCGAACTTCGTGGTACTGAAGTGCAATTAAAGGTAAATAGAGACCGGGATTTCTGTTAAAGAAGAATAGAAGTGGAAGGTATACAAACGCCTTGTCATCGGCGACTGGAGTAATTGCACAAGACGTCATCTTGCCCCAGTTAACCTTCTTGGCCTCATCAAGGTAAAGCTCGGAGTAAAGACGCCACCACTTCTGGTAGTGCTTGTCAATGCGCTGACCACCAATGGAAAGCTCTACATCGGCGATGGCACGCTCAGCCACCCAGCAACCGTTGAGGTCATTACCAATGGTATTGGACGAAAGACCGGTCACGGTTGGGAGCTGCATGTACATATCACCCACAAGGTCACCGTTGCGGGCAATCGTCACTGAGATACGGCCACTGTTGCCAGCGGTACCGTTAATCGTCTGCTCGATGTTCTCCATAGCGAAGTTGGTGTGGCGCTTGTAGACCGCCTGGAAGAAAGTAACCTTGGGGTTGCCAGTAAGGAATACATCCTGGGCACCGTAAGCGACAAGTTGCATAAGACCACCAGCCATTGTTTTACTATATATAAAGATTTTTTTTTCGGCAAAAAATTACAGTATTTGTGCACTGTAATTTTTTGGTTGTTGTATTTTTTGGGGTTTTAATTGTTTCTAGTTTGAGAACGCAAGACCACCCATACCGGACTGAACACGAAGGACGTTGTAGTTTACTGCGAACATACTAAGAACCGTGTTGTTAGTTGTACCAGCCTTAAGTTCAATCGACGCCTGAGCGTTGTCAATACGGGAGAAGTTGCACGTGCCCGTGGGCTGGTGGTCACACGGCTTGAGTGCGAACGAATAAGAGTAGATACCCACGTCCGGAAATCCAGGGCAGTGGTAATATGGCTGCACCTGGTTAAAATACTTGCCAGATTGCTCCTTGAAACGGTCCTGGCCATTAAGGATGAGTTTGAAACTTGCAAGAGGCCCAGCCTGTTCCTCGCTATAGTCACTACCACCACTAGATGGTGTTACAAAAGATGTACCTGTTAAACCACCAGTTGAACTTAAGGTCGCAACTGCAGGATCATTTAATCCAATCGTGGTATAGTTTATAAGAGCCTCACCACCGGTTGCTGCTGTATTAGCGAAGCACCAAGCGAGTTGCTTAACTGGGTGGTTGTACGTGAGGCGCACGTTCGTAGTCTGCCCCGCTGCAATAGTTGTCTCACCGGTGTGCTGCACCTGCTCAATAAGATACTCGTGGGCACCCTGGGCAAAACGGCGGCGCTCCTCAGTATCAAGGAATACATAGTTTGCCCAGACCTTGAAGGTGTTATCGTTGGAAACGGTATTCCATTCGGCTGATAGATCAAAATCTAAACGAACTTCATGATATTGGAGTGCAATTAACGGTAAATAAAGACCGGGATTTCTGTTAAAGAAGAATATAAGTGGGAGGTATACACTTTCACCGGCGCTGGCAGCACCGGAAGATGTTAGTTTTTCCCAGTTTATTCTGGTGCCTGCATCTAACCACAGATTCTCATAGAGACGCCACCACTTCTGGTAGTGCTTATCAATCTTCTGACCACCGATAGAGAGTTCAACGTCGCTGATCGCACGGTGAGCAATTAGACCTGAGGTGGTAAAACCAGCCTTGGATTTAAACTCACAGAACATCTCACCCACAAGGTCGCCGTTGCGGGCAACCGTCACAGAGAGGCGACCGTTGTCGCCAGCAGTACCATTCACGGTCTGTTCGATGCATTCCAGCGCGAAGTTGGTGTGGCGCTTGTAGACCGCCTGGAAGAAAGTAACCTTAGGATTGCCAGTAAGAAATACGTCCTGGGCCCCATAGGCGACAAGTTGCATAAGACCACCAGCCATTGTTTTACTATATACCAAGAAAAAAATGCGTCACAATACACGTACTTTTTTATTGGTACATTGTAAAGATGGCACCAAAGAGAGCTTTTGTGGAACCTCCTGTACCCGAACCAGAGCCCGAGGAAGAAATGGAACTTGAGGATGAGGAAGAAGACGAAGAAGATGATGACTACGAGGGAATGATGGATCCTGGCGCCATGCTAGCTCCATTTTTGAGCACAGAGGAGGGTGACAATGTGTGTACTGCTCTTGTTACGATTGGTGAC